ACACGCTTTTTGGCGTGCAAGTAGGCACTCACGGTACCGGAAATAGCTGACGCCATGATGAGCTTTGCACGACTGCGCTCAAGCATGGAGTGGATTAAGGTGTCAAGAGCTGGCATTGCGTATCCCGTCCTTTATCTGTGTGACTCACACACGGTTTTCGTCGAGGATGCCATTGATGATCGAGTCATAGGACTCGTTCACATTGGCAATTTCTGTCCCGCCGTTAAACGGAGCAGATCGACCATTTGGAGGACTTCCCCGACCATTTCGGAGAGTTCGGCCATTACGACCGGGATCACGCAGTTGAGGACGGCGACCGCCTCTAGACTGGTTTTGTAAGATACGTGCCCAAACTTCACCTAGAGACATTCCAGAGAAAGCCGGGTCGCGTAACACCCTGGCAAACACAGGAGCGTAGGGCTTCGCATCCTGGTTACGTTCAAAGAACTGAACGACTTCCGCATCAACCGCTGCTGCCTCTTGACGTTGGAGATTTGCTAGTCTCTCACGTTCTTGATTGGCAGACAGGTTTTCCTTAAACGGTTTCAGTTGCTCGTCTAACAGGCCCTTAACAACATCTGCGATCTGCGCTTGCTGTGGCTGACCTGATTGACCATCTATAGTTATACCATTTGCCGCAGCACGAGTCAATAACTTTGTCAAGGTCGCTTTTGGGTCTTTTCTCATCTGCGCAAACAGGTTCATTGCAGCCACTTGGTCATCAGGAGTGAACCCCATGTCCTTGATGGCCTTAAACTGACTATTGAAGCCGTCATAAGCCGATTTAAGCTGCCTAGCGACTTCCGTAACACGATTTAGGCGCCCCGCAGTCTCCCGAAGCTGCGTATCTCGCGACACTAAATCCTTCTTTGCCTTCTCGCGACTCGTATAATATCGTGCCTCACGACCTGCACGAGCAACAATTTCGCCCTTTTCATTGAGCAAATTGCCATTCTTGTCTGGTCGAACCTTGGACTCTTTTGGAAGTGGACGAGGATCGCGACGCTGCTGCTGTTGACGCGAACGACCATCTTCTGTGTGAGTCACACGGCGATCTTGCGGCATTTCCTCGTCGCGCAACGCAAATGGATCAGCGTCATCGCCATCATCATCGCCTTCAATCTGCAAATCGTCTCGTTGATCGCCTAAGGAGGAGTCATCGTCATCATCACCAGGATCGTTAAGATCACCCTGATCGCCACCCATCCCCAAATCTTCTTGGGAGAGGCCAAGGTTGTCAAAAACCAAGTCTTGATTAGCGCCATCACTGAAGCTGTTGCTGTTGCGCGGAGCCATTCTGTTGCATCCTCTGTCGCCCGTTTCCGGGGTTTTGGTTTGACTGAACTTGTTCGGTGACAAACTGACGAATATCGTCGTCAGATGCACCCTGTTGCTTTAGCTGCATTACCTTCCGTTTGACCTGATCTGGTAACTGTAAGGCTGCCTGCCGAATGTCTCCACCTCCGTTCCGACCCAGTTGAATGCCACCAGCCTGCCCATTTGGAGGCTGTTGGCCTCCTGGTTGCGGTTGCCCACCCCCTCCGGTACTTACTCCTCTCTGAAGGTTCGCTTGGATTTCCGCCTTAAGTGCCGCCCAGTCTTCAGGCTTAATGACGACTTCAGTAAACGCCTTCGAGAGAACTTTGAGCATGATCGTAAGAGTCGATCCTGGCGCTGCCGACGCAAATTGGCCAACTGCCGTAGTAACGTCAATTGCCTCCTTCTTCTTAAATATGCTCGTAGGCTTCTCCATGCTACCTGCAACCAATTCAATGTCATACTCGGCATGGAATTGATCCACGGTCATCTGTTGCCAGAACTGTGCCAAATAGGGCCCCACGATGCCTGCAACCTGTTCCTCATCCATAAACTGCACTGCAATTTCAGCCACCGACAACGCAAGATCAGCGACAACATCTTCAATCACATCGACCTTAGCACCAACACTAAGCTTCAACGACTCCATATATGATTGAACCGCGTCTTCGGTCGTATTTGTCTTAAATTGAACCCCTCGAAGTGCATCACTAGTATTTGTGATCCGGTTGATGGACGCCAACGTACTAGAGTTATCGAACAGTTTCTCGTATTGAGCCGAAGGAGGTGCCAACGACTCAAATACATCTTTGATCGCCATTTCACCGGCATCGACACCGATTGCATGTTTGCCTCTGGATGTCTCACCGCGAATGGCACGAATAAACTTCTCGACTTCATCCTTCTTGAACTTGGATGAGTTATAGAAGAAATAATCAAAGATCGTGCGACGAATACGACTCTTTTGACGAGCCATATCATTCACTTCGTCCTGGTGATCGAGCATATATGCTGTCTCACCAACACTGACAGTGCCACCAGTGCTCATTGCAAAAGAGATAATGAAGTACGGATAGAACCTCGTAAGGCCCAATGGATCATCCCATACCCAAATCGGCCACGTCCAATCACCAGAATGAAACAACATCAATCGTCGCGTCGCCTTATCCCACCAAAAGAAACATTTGGTGTAGTACATATTAATATAAGCTGTTCGTTCGTCCTCTGTAAAAGATGTTGGCTCATTCCCAGTTTTGTCAATGGAGTCCATGACGAGTCCAAGACCATCGTCCCGTCCAGCGCCATTTCCTGCAACGAACCGAGCCTTATGTGTCGGCTTATAGATAAGTTTCCTATTCGTATTGTCTGGATCATCCTCTTCATCATCTCCATCAGGCGCCGTGAAACGAGCAGTTAGATAGGATGTGGAGAAGTACACCTCCTCAGCCATCCAATCTGCGTCCAATCCATCTTGTTGTTCGGCATGAGGATCAATGGTGAGCCTATGCGGCAGAACGTTACCGAGACCGAAGCCGCTGGGTTCGAGAACCTCCATGTTTCGTTCAAGAGCTTCCAATTCACCGTATAGTCGATCGACATCCTGTTGCTTTTTAGCTCGACCAAGCTCGTCGGTAATGCGCTGCATTTCGGCGATGGCAACTTCACGAGAGTCGGATTTTTGGGTAAATCCAAGCTTGATGATACCGAAGTTCGTGAGAAGTCCCATGCCTGCGCCCTTCTTGATGCGAGGCTTAGCGTTAAGGCCATCCTTCCTCTTGAATAGGGCATTGATCAGTGCCTCCAATGTTTGTAGGAAGTCCTCGTCACCTTCGTCAGTCGTCGAACACGTAATGTCTGGGTTCTTACTATAAACGGCAGGAAGCATCACATTCAAATTACTGAACATGACGTTCTCAGTGGCATCTCCACGCTTGAAAACGCCACGCGGTGTGTTGTTAACTTTGCCATGATGATGATTGTAGTAACGGAAAATCTCTTCAGTTACTGCATTTACAGCATCATACGCCACTTTAGCAGCATCGAGCTTACGCTTACACATCGTGCCGACACCCTTGCCAACAGCGATGCGACTCCCTTCATAAATCTGAAACGGAGGCTGCGTATTCACAACTTTAGCTTGCTGTCCCGATGTAAGCTCGTCATCGTAATCGAGCAAGTCATCATATTGAAGCGATGTATTGTTGGTGTCGCTCATGGTGTGTGACTCACACAGCGCGGATCAGGTGGTACCTTGCAATTGCACAGGTACGTCCGCTCGTTAGTGGCTAACCTATTAGTGATTTCAGGCGGGGCCTTGAGAGACCCCACCCCCTTGATACCAGCGAGCGGCTGATACGTCGAACAGAAACTATCAGTTGTCACGGGGCTCAAGGCTGCGCAGGAAGTCATCAGCGGAGCCAGGATTAGCACGAAAGTCTTCCAGTGCTTTCTTTGCGTAATTGGATTTCTCCAAGATACGCATCGCGGCTTTCGCAATTTCTTCATCTGCCCCAGCCTTCATGTCCCTTGTAGTACGCGCTCGATCGAGGAATGCCTCGGCCAGGCGCATACAGGCCAATGCAATTTGTATCCAAGTACCAATGGATACAGTAAACATTACACGTGCCCTGGTCCTACACCTGTCGACGGTGGAGTCACGGCGACATTGCTAGGCGTCACAGACTCCAATGCCCTGCCTTCTGTTGTACGTTCAAGTTGAATAGTCTTCACTTCAGGCATTGCAGCCACTTCAGAAACAATAGAAGCTTTACGACTCGCTAGCAGCGACCAGATCAAACCAACGGCCGTTGTGATTGGACCAATCGCTGCAAGAATATTTGTCGTAAGCCCTGCAATAGTTTCGGGCGGCGCCCATCCCAATGTACCTGCCACCATTCCAGCGATAGAAACAATCTGTGCGATCAGTTGCTGATTTTGTTGAGACAATCCTGATGTTGCTTGCGTCGTCATTGTTACCTCCAACGAATTGGACCCTGAATGTTTGCTATGCTCTTTCACACTATCGCATTCTTAGCCCCTCCCTTATCGAATTTCTGCGCAACCTGAAGGGCATTATTCCAACGATTGGTCAATCCCTTCCAGAAATTCGCACGATAACCAACAACCGTACGTTCGTATGCCTCACGCGATTTTCGTAAGGCGAGAAGTAGCGCCGCAGGTTGAAAAGCATCAATCGCCTTACGACTAATAGGACCAATGATCCCATCGTCCTTAACACTTACAGCGCGCTGCAAGATACGAGCAGCGCCATGCAAACCACGGTTAAAGATGCAGTCACGCAAAAAGAACTGCACACCTGGATCGTCGTGCCACTTTTCAGCACCGTCCGTATCCCGCGCAATCACTTCTTGTGCATAAGCCTCTGCCTCATCAAACTTCTTTTCATGAATAAGTTCAATGAGACGCGCGCATTCATCTGGATTGTATCTTTCGTTGATGCCAGCTACCTCAAAATGACCACCTCCGTCATTCGGCGGTAGGGCATAAATCAAAAGATGGCCAAAACGATCCCTTCTAGCTTCGAAATCAATAATGGCCTTAGCAGCTTGTAAGCGCGCGTCCATTGAACGGCTCCCTTTGCTAGATCAGATCAACCACCAGGCGGTGTCGGTGCCGGCGGATCAGTTGGACCAGGATTGGCGACGATGGCTCCAGCAGTTGCCGTAGCACCCGCCTTGGCCTCATCGAACAACTTGTCAACCTCGTCAGAAACCTCCTGATCCACCTCATGATTGGCGAGTGCGTCCTTCACCGCCTGACGAAGTGCCTCCTGAGACGCAACCAAACTCGCAACAAAGCCACGAGTCTGACGCACCTCATCGAGTACCTGAGCATTAGATTTCGCCATCTCAATCAACTCCTGTTGGATGCGCCTAAGTATTCGCGGAAACTGGATAATGGCCTCCGCTACCTGAGAGAGCGACGCGTTAATCTCTCGGTACAATTGAATTGTTTGGTCTGAAATCCACGGCATGTGTGACTCACACACCTACCTTCTTCGCCTTGGGGTGTAGAAACTCATCCTCGTTCTTCTCACCCTTCGCCGCCTCTGGGTGAACGGAAAAGTCATCCTCGCCACCGACCTCCACAAGCTTCCACCCATCACCTTCGATCTTGTCAGCCTGCTTCTCGGTCAGTGTAAAGAGACCATAATGGCCACCATGATCAGTGTAGTGCGTTGAATACTTCACACCTTCGATCGTGGCATCGGCAGAGAGCAACTTATACACCGCCGTCTGTTCCACAGGCTCAGGATCGGGATGCACGTTCTCGACAGGTACCGGGTCCAAAAAATCGTCGGCAGGTGCAGTGTCTGGACTATGACCCGGAGGCACATCGGCATTGTCAAGAAATTCATCCGGTTCCCGACCAGGAACAGATGCAGCTTTCGGCTCATTCGCAAACGACGATGGCTTCTTCGGAGTAGTCATTTTAATCTCCTCGTTGTGTGACTCACACGCTATTGGTACCGATTGTTGATCGCGGCCATATAGTCGTCGCGATCCATTTCTTGCCAGTACATCCAATCAGGAGGCAGTTGATCAGCAGGTACGATGATTTGGGAAGGCTCTGGTAGATACGACAGCATATACTTCAGTGTATTCATCGCATGATCGTTACGATCTTGAGGCTCGTCTATCTGTTCACCAAACGTATTCTTCTTCCAGTAGTAGTTCGTAATTTCACTTTCAAACCAAGGTAGATCATCAGTAACATATAGCATAGGACCCGCAGCATCCCCGGTCAACAGATGCCTAGCTCCAACCTTGTCGGCAAGATATGCGTTGACTTTAGCTACACCAGCTAAGATGTCGTTGTGTCCTACTCGCATATTAACATTGAGTTCCCTGAACAATTGCGCCACGCTAACACCAGTCGTCCGTTTAGCCACCACCTGCTTTCTAAATATAGCGGGATCGGCAATGATGTCATCATCGAACTCCATATAACCCATGTATCGCATTCGAATTTCAAATATCCTTTTCGGCTGAAGATCGTAGTTAAAGTTCGGTTCATAATAACCGTCACACACTATAACCCTTCCCACATCATCCACAAACGAAAGCATATAGACGCTAGGAGAAGTATTGCCAAAATCATATCCCTCCAAAGCTCTAATCTTGATGTTTCTTTCACGGCATTCTCCAAGGTAGTCCATCACATCTTTGCGAGACAAACAATGTTTCGCGGTGTCAAAATCTGGATGGACTAGACCCTCATATGCCGCCCACTTACCGAGCACATATCGGTCGTACATCTGCCCTTTGTACGATGACTCCATCGTACTGATATAATCAGGAGGTAGGTTCGCCTTATTGGCGTAGACATCACTCTCAAATAGCTCAATGATCGGAGCCTTAGTTTCCTCATCGACAAGCAACTTATCTGTAAATATTTTCCTATCTCTCCACAGAAGCCATGGAGCTACAATCTCACGATAGAACCAGTTACGTGTCGGGTTGCACCCAATAAGAAACAAGCGCGGCCCACTTGCAGGCCAACTTAGTATATTGTCATCAGTCATCCCATCGACTTCTCTGAATGGCGTACTGCCACGGAGACGACCGATGAGATCAAGGAAGTCTTTATGTTGGATTTCGGGGTCTTCGATCTGATCGACAGCAATCCAATCGTAAGAAGCACTGAGCAAATTACTAGTAGTAGAACCGTCTTCTGTAGTTTTTCCTCGCTGAGCAACATACCTAAAATGAATAACTGACCCATTAGTAAGATAACAAGAATTGTCATCTTTCGTGGGCCTTCTTTTAATCCACTTTCGCGGACACCACCTTAAGAAGTCACGACGCAACGTATCATTTAGTTTAGGATAACTTGACCTTGCCATAAGGCCAAGGCTACCAGGATAAAGCTGAGCCAGAGTAAGACACTTAACAATAATGCCAGTGGATTTCCCATTGCCATACGACCCTGCAAATATCTCAATCTTCGCACGGCTCTCCTGGAAATTCCACTGACACGATCCACGTTCGAGCTTGTAAACTGGCATTAAGCACCAGTTTCTTTCGTGATAGTTACAAGCTGCCAAGTCGT